GTCTATTACGCCGGTCCTGAAACGATTCTTGGCATTATCCGCAATCCATTTTGGACTAAGAAGCGGCCGATCATTACGGCGCCGGTAGAGCGGATTCAAGGCACGATCTATGGCATTAGCCGAGTCGAACCGGTCAAGTATTTGCAGTGGAATCTGAATGACTACTGGAATATGGGTCAAGACAGCGCGCAGTACGCGCTTTTGCCTATCGTCATGACAGATCCATTAGCAAATCCTAATTACCAATCAATGGTGATGGGGCTCGCTGCCGTGTGGCTGACGAATCCACAGACAACACAGTTTGCGCAGTTTCCGGCGATCTACAAAGATGCTGTCGGTCTGTGCAATGCGATTAAGGCACAGATCCAGGAATCGATGGAAGTGAATGACGCCATGCTCGGCAAGATGCCAGCAGGACGTAAGAATCAGGCACAAGCCGCAGCGCAGGCACAGTCGCAAGAATCGAACATCATTGACCATGCGAAGCGGTATGAGGGTTGCATTTTGAATCCGTTACTTGAACGGATGTTCGAACTTGATCGACAGTTCCGGACGAAAGAGATCACGGTTATTACGATGGGTGAAGTTGGGGCCCGTGCGCAGCAACAAGATATTCCAGTACAGGCTTTCAACGAACGGTACTTCTTCCGGTGGTGCGGTTCGACTTACCAGACGGGCATGCAGCGTATGCAGCAGATGATCGCCTGGATGAATGTCTTGCGCGGAGTGCCACCGCAGCAACTCGACGGGCGCCGCCTGAACGTTGGTCCGATCCTGGAAATGGGCACTGAACAGATATTTGGCCCAGAAGTTGGGCCGCGTATTTTGATCGACGAACGTAATATGTACACCGTCGATCCGAATGATGAGAATCTGATGATGCATAATGGTCTTCCGGCAGAAGTACACCCTGCGGATGATGACCAGAAGCACATCCAGTCGCATATGCATGGCGCGACCCTTACTGGTGATCCGCATGGCCTATACCGTGCGCATATCCAGGCGCATCAGCAGGCCATGAATCAGAAGATGCAAAAGCAATTGGGCGCGCCACAACCTGGGCAGCAAGGAGTTCCGGGAGGAGCAGGCCCAGGCGTAGCAGGAACCCCACGCCCGGGCGCTCAGCCGGGTCAACCAAGACCACAAGGGCCGCCCGGCATGGTGCATCCTGACCAAGTTGCGGACCCGCAAGCCGGACCGAGATAATGCTAATTACCGACTACGATGTTGTTGGTTCGATACCCGATTTGACTTCACTCAAAGTCCGAATCAACGCAATTGTGAACGCGGTAAATCAAGTACAAAGTGCAAGCCCCGCGCTGTTTAATTACGGGGTGAATGCAGTTGTCCCTACAGCAGCGTGGCAGTCTTCCGGCGTAGACCCGAACGATGCCAACATCGATGCAGCAGTCATTCCAACCGGCACGGGCGCACTTTTGGCAGCGATCCCCGACGGCACAATAGTTGGCGGGAATAAACGCGGTGCGAATGCGGTCGACCTGCAAACGAATAGAACGGCAGCAACGCAGGTGGCGAGCGGAGCATCTGCATTTGCGGCGGGTGGGGGGAGTACTGCCTCCGCACAAAACTCGGTTGCAGTTGGAACTGCAACTGCAACCGCCCTGGGGGCTATAGCGATCGGCGGCGCGATTGGATACAACACCACAACCGCCAGCGGGCAATTTTCAGCAGCTATCGGCATCGGACATACGGCAAGCGCGCAGTATGCGACAGCTATCGGAGCAAATGGCAAGGCATCAGGCATTGCTTCTACGACCCTCGGCATAAATGCAAATACAAACGGTATTTCTGGACAGGTGGCAGATGGCCATAATAGCCCAGCAAGTGGCAAGTTCCAGAGAACCCGCACTCAACTATATGCGACCACGGCGAGCACATCTGCAACACGCGCGACGGCGGATGGTACTAGCGGAGCAGCAAGCAACCAGCTTACCTTGCGCGCGAATTCTGCCTATCGCGTGCAGTTGCGCGCAGTCGCTCGGGATAGCACGAACAACACTGATGCAAAAGAATGGATCACTGATATTCTGATAACTAAAGGCGCTACTGCGGCGAGCGTAGCAATTGTAGGGGCGCCAACGGTCACCTCGACCTTTGCAACAGCAGGCGCTTCTGGTTGGTTACTTGCAGTGTCGGCTGATACTACCAATGGTTCGCTTGCGGTGATTGTAACTAGCTCGACGACAGACACTGTGAACTGGAATATCCAACTTGATACCATAGAGGTGATGTAATGAGCCTGCCACAACCGCCATATGTGTATGCTACCGCAGCTGAGGCTAATGCCGCATCGAATGCGCTCTTTCTTGATGCTAACCCGAGCGGCACGACCGAACTGCTATGGGGGTGGATCATTAATGCTCAAGGGCAGTACCAGTTGGATGTACCAAAAACCAACGGAATTTAAGGGTAGCCTATAATGAGCGATCAATACAATATAACTGCTGGTACTTTTCAGATCCTCGGAAGTATGAGCGATCCAGACAGCTTACGTCGCGCTATCCTCGCACTTGCACAAAGTACGAACACCGCCATAAACGCGGTAAATGGTCTGGCATCCGCGCCGGTATTGCCTCCTACGTCAGTTCACAGTTATTCGAACACGACTGGCATAACGCTTATGTTTCAGGATCCGGCGGCATTAAAGTATATTATCCGAAGCGGCCCTACTGCCAATTTCACAGATACGACGGACACCGCGGCGAATATCGTTGCCGGTATGCGGGTAGCATTGCCGAATGCAAACTTGGCAGGATTCACTTGGACTACTCGGTACATCAATACTACAGGTTTCGTGCAGACTATTGCAGGCGGGGCCGGTGTAACGCTAGTCGGGCAGCCTCTAAACGCTTCTTTTTCGTTCCGTGACTATATCTTTCAAATCACGAATGCAAACGCAGGTACAGAGGCGGTTACAGTGACATCAGTAGGAAGCGGCGGCTTATAGTCAGGAGGAAATGATGAAACACTTATTAAAATTTCTTTGTGCGCTTGTGTTCGCTACCAGCGCATCGCTTTCTTACGGACAGGCGCCAGGGCCTGCTCTCCGGGGCACACTAGAGGGATCAACACTACTTGGATGGATTCCGTTCTCCACCGGCTCCGGCGACAGTGCAGTCATCGCAACCCAACAGTATCTCGGCACATCCCTTGCAGGTTATCTTCCGCTCACGGGCGGTACTCTTTCCGGGCCAGTAGAGTCGACAGGACTGAATATCCATGCCGATGGGGCATCAATTTTATTTAAGCCTCTGAATAACGCAAATCAGAATCAATGGCGAATCCTTTCTACCATCGCCGGAACTAATCCAGGAAGTCTCCTTTTACAAAACTCCGCAGATGCATTTTCGAGCATCAATGGGGGATTAACGATTGACCCTGCGGGGGCGATGACTTCGACGGGGGGATTAACTGCGCTAGGCGATATCACTACGACAGGTAGTGTGAACGTTCAGGGAACATTGAGTTCTGCGACCAACACCCAACCAGCAGGAATCACTAACTCAGGGGTAGGGATTGGCGGCGGACCAAACTATGCTATCGAGTCCTTTTACGATCAAGCGCAGACTGCTAACAATCGTATTGCGCAAGCAATCTTTATCTCTGGGGGAATGAACTTTCGATTCACCAAAGACGATGGGAGTGCAGCATCCTCATGGCTGACCGGCATCGGCGGGTATGGTACAGGAATTACCGGAATCCTATCGAATAGTGGCAGCGGAACTTGGGTACATACGGGGAACTTCACTACCACGGGGCAGCAGGCAGTATTACCTGTCAGCGGTAATGGAGTCGTCATGGCGGGGACCAATTCGGTCGGTGTACCCTCGATTACGACGTTCGGAGCCGCAAACAATATCAGCCTTAACATTGCTACAAAAGGCGCTGGCGGAATCAATCTGCAATCGAATACCGCGGTGACGGGGACCATGAACGCTGCTGCGGTGCAAGTCAATGGCGTACCCCTACTCCCTGCGCTTTCAGGTACGACAAGTTCTATTGGAGGTAGTTTGCTAGCTGCCGGCGCCTGCGCTTCGACTACTGTCAGCATAACAGGGGTAACGACCTCAATGGCTGTCGAGATAACTCCAGTCACTTTTCCGGGAGCTGGAACCACTTGGAACGGTTATGTATCTTCGGCAGGAGTAGTTACTGCACAAATTTGCGCCCTGGTATTAGGAACGCCCACTGCGTCAACCTATAACGTTCGGGTTATTCAATGATCGCGCGCTCTACCTTGTGGGGGACTATCCAATATGGAGAGTCTTTCTTCTTGCTCTCCGAGAGAGAGCAACGGGCAGTGATCGCGCATGAGCGTGGGCATATCCACCATAAGCATGCCTGGATACGCTTTAAGTGGATCCTTACTTTTAGAGAAATTCGAGATTGGAAAGGGTTTCTCGCAATGTGCGAAGCGCAAGAGCTAGAAGCCGATCGGTATGCCATCGATAGGGGGCATACCGCAGGCCTTATCTCGTTTCTACTTCGGCTTTCTCTCCATACAAAATCAGATGGGTACCCGACGGTACGGCAACGCCTAGAGGCAATCCATGTCCGATGAATTCTTGATTGTCCCCTATCGGGTCCGTGCTGCGGGCACTGATGTTCCACCTGAGGAAGTCCAAGCCGCAGTCAACTCGCTTGCTCGGCAGACTACGATCGCGCTGAATGAAACAGTTGGGTTGCCTCCTGCTGGCGCCGCTGGGGGAGATCTCAGCGGTACGTATCCAAACCCTACCGTAACTGCATTGCACGTGACGAGCGGAACGGAAAGTGGAGTTGCGATCACTGCTTCGACGGTGAACAGTACCCCCGTGGGTGCAACAATACCCAGCACAGGGGCATTCACCACTCTTACAGCTTCGACGCCAGTAGCAGTCGCTAGCGGGGGCACCGGGCAGAATGCTTTGAGTGCTCACAATGTGTTACTCGGGGAGGGGACTTCGGGAGTAGGATTTGCGGCGCCGGGTGCGACAGGTCAAATGCTTATCTCCGCAGGTGCCGCAGCAGATCCAGCCTTTGGGGGTTCCCCGACTATTACAGGCGGGTCGATTAACGGATCTCCTATCGGGCAGACTACGCCTGCTGCCGGTGCTTTCACGACACTCACCGCAACTACTCCTATCGCCGTATCAAGCGGAGGAACAGGCCGGGCCTCATTAACTGCACATGGCGTATTGATTGGCGAAACTACGGCTGCGATTAACCAGACGGCAGCAGGAACTACCGGACAAATGCTTCTCGGAGTTACCGGTGCAGATCCAGCTTTCGGGAACAATCCGACGCTCTCCGGCGGAACGATCGATAACACTCCGATCGGTAGCATAACCCCTGCTGCGGGGGCGTTCACCACGCTCAGCAGCACAGGTACGTTTACGCCTAGTCAGACCGCCGGGATCGTCGGAACGACGACGAATAACGATGCGAATGCAGGTAGCATAGGGGAATACATTACAGCTACAGGGTCATCAGTGAGTGCTACGAGCGGTACGGGGTTAAACATAACGAGTATTTCGCTCTCAGCGGGCGATTGGGATGTTTCAGGCGCTGCTGCAATCAACCCAGCAGCATCAACAGTACTCGGAACTTTCCTTGCTTCGTCTTCAACAACATCGGCAACTACGATGATGCCGCCCCGTAGGCTACAAACAAATTCAAACCCGACAGGGGCATATCTTAGTCTTCCTGTCCCTTCGATGCGCTTTAGCCTAAGCACAACTACAACAGTCTATTTAGCCGCAACTGTAGTGTTCTCTAGCGGCACATTAACCTGTGACGGCTTTATAGAAGCACGGCGAGTTCGTTGACATTTTAGAATAAATAATCTATAACCGGCGAAAGCCTAATAGGAGCACATTGTGCGCAAATTCTGTTTTACCCAGATGTTTAGGGCAATGTTTCCATCGATCCAGGGGCAAATGCCGGTAATCGTTGACAACGGTTCGATGCCAGATCAGATTAGCCTGATTAACGCAATCCTGGCGCAAAACCCGTGGCAGGCTTCAGTTTATAACCCGGCGACGAACACGACAGGGTTCACTGCTGCCCCCTCGCAGATTATGGGGGCCGAGCAAACTGTTTTGAATCTGACCGGCACCCTAGGTGCCGGTGCTGCACTTACTCTTCCGACGGTTGCTTCCATCTTGGCGGCGCTTACCCCTCAGCAAGCCGTTGTCGGATCCTCGGTCTCCTTGCGAATCGTCAATAGCTCCAGCGCGGCTTTCGCCTGGACGGTTACGACAAACACGGGTTGGACTCTCGCCGGTACTTCGCAAGCGATCGCACAAAATGTATGGCAAGACTACATCGTGACGATCACGACGATTGGTGCTACTCCGACAGCGACATTGCAAGCCGTGGGTCGTGGTGTCGGTCCGATCTAAGGAAATAACAATGAGCAAACTTTTGAAAAAGCTGTTTGGATTCCTGTTTCCAGGGGTCGATGGAGCCGACGATGTACCTGATGCTGATGATCTTCCTGCACCTGATACCGATGGGCTGGATGATGACGATCTTCCTGACCTTGATGACTCTGCTGACCCTACACCTGTCGCCCGTTCGCGGCGGACTGATGCTGACGACCGTTTGGCTCGCCTGGAAGCTGAGGTTGAACGCAGGGGTCGCGCGGTCGAAGCACAGCGCAATGCTGCCCCTCCGGTAGATCAAGAATTTCAACGGGAGGAAGAGCGTCTTCGGAATCCCGAATTGTCGGAACTTGAACGCTGGCAGATCGGTGCAAATCGCCAATTGCGATTGAATCAGCAACAATCGCAACAAGCGCTCGCCCAAGCGCACGATATGGTTGATAAGACCAAGTTCGAATCGAAGGTGTCTACAGACCCCCGCCGATCGAAATACATCGACCGCGTGGAAACGGCGATCCAAGAAGAGCGCGCAGCAGGTCGAAATGCTTCACGCGAGGCGGTGTACTTCTACATGCTCGGTAAGGATATCGCTGAGGGGAAATTGAAGTCGAAAGCTAAGGCTACGTCGGCTCCTGCTGTCGCACGAGGAAAACCAGCAGGCGTACGCAGTGATGTACAGGGCCGTGGGCGCCCTTCGACCGAGCGTGATAAGTTGCGTTCGCGTCTTGAAAGCCAGAATATTTAACCACGAGAGGAAATCATGCTTCTTATCCGCAAGTTGGCCTATCTGTGGGCCGCGTTGAACCCGGGTGTTACCAACCAGTCGACCAGTTTCACGGCCGACGTTGAAGCGTACATCCAAGAGGAAGTTGAGCCCCTGGCGCGCCGCCAACTGGTTGCATACCAGTTCGGCAAGCCGTTGAAGCTTGATACGAACCGCGGCACGACCTACACGGCATCGCGCTATACGCGTCTTCCGTTGCCGTTCGCACCGTTGCAAGAGGGTGTCGCACCCCCGGGCGAAGCCATGACGTTGCAGCAAGTCTCGGCCACGGCACAGCAATGGGGTGATCGGGTCATCATCACCGACGTCGCGAACCTGACGATCAAGCACCCGCTGTTCCAGCAAGCGTGTGAACTGGTCGCGTTGCAGTTGCCGGAAACGTTGGAGCGCAATACCTTCAATACCCTCTTGGCTACCACGCAAGTGAACTATGCCAATGGCAAAGCAAGTCGCGCGAATCTGCTCGCGACCGATGTGATGACTCCGCATGAAATCGACCGTGTTGTTGGTTCGTTCCTGACGTATGGCGTACCCCGCTTTATGGGTGATGAGCGCGAAGATATGATGATCGAGGCAGGCGCTTATCGCGATCCGTCGAAGTCTCCGGCAGTCATGCAGCACTACATTGCCTTGATTCATCCGCTGTCGGCACAAGATATGCGCGAGAATACGACCGTCTCGAACGCATGGGCGTACAGCGATGTGAATCGTCTGTACAACAACGAATTGGGGCCGTTCAATGGTGCTCGATTCGTTGAGTCGAACATGATGCCCTACTGGACTGGCGCCGCGGCGATTCAAGGTACAGCATCGGCTTCGGGTGGAACCCTGGCGACGAACGCTGGTTACCAAATCATCGTGACCGCTGCCCCTGCACAGACGTCGGTAGAGCAGATCGTCTATCAGGTGTCGAACGCGATCAGCGTCACCGGCCCTTCTGGTTCGATCTCGGTCACGTTGCCGAACGTTCCGAACTACATTTTCAATGTGTATATCGGCACATCGGCCACGCCGGGCAACTTGGCTACTGCGATCGGTCTTGGCGTGCCAGTCACAGGCCCCCTGGCAGGACAGGCTACCCAACTGCAGCCGAATCAGACTGTCACGCTGACCGGTATTGGCGTCGCGCAGACTCCGCCGGCAGCTCCGGCAACGGGCGTTTCGGTGTTCCCAACGATCTTTATCGGCAACCACTCGTACGGTCAAGTGTTGCTCGAAAACCCCGAGTTCCACTATCTGACCGGCGCGGATAAGTCGGACCCACTGAATCAGACGCGTGTTGTCTCCTGGAAAGTGTTTTACGGTTCGATTATTCTGAATCAGGCATTTTTAGCGCGAACTGAGTCGGGATCTGCCTTTACGCCGGGGTATACTGCCGGTACCGTGACGACACCGTAATAGGAACATAACTACATGCCTCCGCGCCCCACGACCACGCCGCAAGGCGTGGAGTATGACATCGAAGGAAATGAGATCCAGAAGCCGGAAATCGAGGCTTCTGCATCGGAAGAAACGACTGAGCAACTCAAGGCGCGAATTGCGCGCCTTGAAGCGGCTTTGGCGCATTCCGATATCAGCCGACAAAGTGCAGAGGAAGAATCTGCCCGACTGTCGGCGCAAGCGCAATCGAGTCTCTTCACGACGAACGTCACCGAACGCTACTCGCGTAAGTCGGCGGATGGAAAGACGGACATTTGGTGGTATCGTGTCGATCTGTCGCCATGCGGCGGTACGGATATCCGTCTTAACGGCATCCAGTACGTGCATGGCGAAACCTACGAGTTCACCACGGATGTTCTGCGAAGCGTGAAGGAGATCGTCTCCCGCACGTGGCTGCATGAAGCAAGCGTCCACGGTGAGAATGAAAACGTCTACAAACGAGCCCAAGACCGCGTTCTGCGCGGTGCGGGCCGCCGATAAGAGGAATCGATGGAAAAGCAAACAGCAGTCTTGGGGAACTTCCAGATCACTCTGCCAGCGCCGAATGGCGCTTCGGTTTCGGTCAGCGGCTATGTCTATGAAGGCGAGTCGAAAGAGTCGCTCGATGAGCGAATGGATCTGGTCCGCGAATCCCTAGTTCGTCAGCAGTTGATTTTGGAAGTTCCGGTCCTGGAGAAGGAAATCCAGGCGATGGAACACATGCTGTCGAATCATCAAAAGGCCTATGCAGACCTCCTGGAGAAGACCAAGGCCAAGCACAAGCTGACGAGTCAGGATGAGGCTGCACAGAAGAACTACCCGATCCAGATCAAGCAGATCACTTCGAAGATCGAAGAAGGCCGCGCCAAGATCGCAGAAGTAAAGAAGGCAGCTTAATGGCCTACCTCCAAAGCCAACAGATTGTTGCCTTAGCGCTTCAAATCGCCAAGTGTCCTGGGTTTGTAAGTCAGGGCGGACAATTCTTGAATATGGTTTTGGAGGATCTCTGGTTGCATCGCGACCTAAAGATAAATCGCGTTACCGAATTCATTACCGTACAGGCCAACCTATACGGGCCGTTCACGTTACCGCAGAATTATCAGCGAACGTATGATCTGTTTTTCCAGCAGAACAACCTACCATACTTCCTGAATCCAATCAGCACTCAGGAATACGATCAAGAGTTTAAGGATCCCTCGATCGCAAACTACCCGTACGAGTTCATGACGCTCTTGTACGATGAGACTAAGGCTCTCGTGCAAGTACCGCCATCCGCCGGGCAGCTTTTCATCTATCCCCAGTCGAGTGGGCAGATCGTACTGACGCATCGATATATGGTGAAGCAACCCGATATCGTAGCACCTGAAACCTCGACAGTAATCCCATGGTTTCCTGACCAGGATTATTTGATCACGGCGACTGCGGCCCGTTTGATGCAAATCACGGATGATACGCGCCGTCCTGAGTTTCTGGGGGAGTGCGATAAGATGCTTCGGTTGCAAATAATCATGGAAGGTGATGAACAGCAAGTGGTTAAGTCTGTGCGTCTCGACCCTCGTCGATTCCATTCGAACCGCACCTTGAAGCCGACGAAAATTACCGACTAGGAGGCCATGTGGCAATCCGCGATGGCAAACCTGTCCGATTCACACCGAAGGGCTTATGCGATGCATTTGATGCGACCGATGCCTTCGCCGGCGCATGCGAACTGCTGACCAATCTTGTATTCGATCAAGCGAACCCCGAAGTCGTTGTTAGTCGTCCGGGTGTCGGCACTCCGAAGACATCATTCGCAGGATTCACGTCTCCGACTTTCGTATCAGTCCAGATCACGATTGGGGCGATAGTCTACGGAATGGTGTCGACTGCTCGTACACCAGGGTTCGATGAACCGTTTGCATATAACTTGCTAACCAACTCATTTATCACGATTAGCGGTGTTACTGGGGCGAATGTCCCGATGTCACCCGCGACTACGGGAGCCTGGACCCCGCCAACGATGGCGGTGATCAGCACTTACATCATTGTGACGCATCCGGGGTTTAGTGGCGTTGGCGCGAACTTCTTCGGCGCGATTAATATCGCGAATCCGGCAGCGCCGGTATGGTCATCGCAGAACCTGACGACGAACCCCTTGACATCAGTCCCGACGACCGTCGCAAACTTTAACAACCGAGCGTATTACTCGAACGGTAATGTGCTGAATTTTAGTGATCCGCTTACGCCACTCATTCGTACGAATGCAACACAGGCGATCACCCTAGGAGACCAGACTCCGATTACGGCCCAATCAGGTCTACCTATCCAGACTACCTCCGCGGGGGTAATCGGCGCACTGGTAGTGTTTAAGGGCAGCAGCATATGGCAGGTCACGGGGGATTCAGCGACGAGTAACTTGGCGCTGAACTACGTCTCGCTCACAACAGGATGTAGCGCCCCCCGCAGCATATGCCAGGGGCCTTTCGGGATTCTGTTTGTAGGTGTTGATGCTCCCTACGCTTTGAACTTCTTAGGTACGCTTCTCGCGCTGTCGCACTCCCCTGGGACGCCGATGCCACCAGATCTTCAAGTACCCTTTCAGAACACGACACAGGTGACACGTATCGCAGGTTGCTTCTCGGGGAACATCTATCGGGTATGTGTGCCAACTCAACTTTCGGGTATCGCACAGACGAATGACTACTGGTTCGATATCCGGCGTCTGAGGTGGTCAGGGCCCCACTCTTTCCCCTACGATTGCGCTTCACAGTTTGGGAATGGATTTATTCTGTCCGGTGCCGGCAGCGGTGCAGCGTTGTTCTTAAGTCCAAGTCTTCCGACGCCGACAGCAGAATACACTGACAATGGTGCTGCGATAACGGTGAATCTTCGATCCTCTGCTTTTCCGAAGACGCAACAGATGGCCGAAGTCCAAGTTATTGAGTCAACTCAGGAATTTGCATCATCTGGCGCTTCGGTGAATTACAATATTACTGCGCAAGATAGCCAAGGGAATACGATTAACTCAACGTTTGTCGTTACTCCGCAGAAAGGCGTTACCTGGGGCGGCGGTGCGGTTTGGGGCGGCGGTGCAGTTTGGAGTACTCCAGCGATCATTCCTAGGGTGTACAACATCCCTTGGGGAGTTCCTCTGGTATTTCAGAAGATGTCTATCGATATCGCTGCCTCTTCTTCTGCAAGCGTTTCGATAGGTACATTTTTTGCCCGCTACCAGAACACTGGTTACACAAACGTGGAATAACTCATGGCGATTATTGGAACACTCCCGAACAATATCCAGGACGGCCAACTGGTTGATGCTTCGCCTTTGATGGCGGACT